TGCGTCACCACCAGTCTAGCGCCAGCGGGCAATGCTCTCAGCGCCTCTATCATATCTTCAACTCTTACAAAATCTTCCACAATAAACTCCTTTAACGCATTCTAAGCGCCATCAATTTCTTTTCCATAGCTTCAATCCGAGCCGCTTTTTTCGCTTCACGGGCCGCTAACTTTTGAGCCTTAGCACTCTGACGGAGTACCTTAGCGAAAGCCTTTTCTTTAGAGACCTGAAATTTCAAGTCTTGGATCTTCACTCGCAGGGACTTGTTAATTTCCACATTACATTTATAATCGGCTTGCAAGTTAGCCAGAGTAAGTTGGAGGTTTGTCATTTTCGGTTTCCTTATCAATCAATCTATGGGTTAATTATACCAGGTTTTGAAGGTTTGTCAAGTAATACCTGACTTTTTTGCTGTAGTTAAAAAGTATTCAAAGTGGGTTCAAACAGGTCAATCAAGGCACGTTCACTCTGGTGCGCTGGTTTACGCCCACGAACCACATCCAGTACCTCATAGCGCCATTCACAATCGGCCAGAGTACGGAGAGCCTCACAAAATGCCCAAGCCTTGTTTTCACACTTAGCCCGACTAACATGCTTTTGCCAGCGGACCTTGACGGATCTCACAAATGCATGCCCTTTGGCTACTGTAACACCAATGTATGAATCACCAGTATCTACACAGGTGACGCGGTACAGGACATGATTTCTGTCGGATCTTAATTTTCTGCTTTTCATGTAATCTATTATACCAGAATCCTGGTAAAAGTCAATTACAGCAAAGGTATTACTTTTTGATAGCTGTGATGGACATAGAATCAAAGTTTATACTTTGCACTTCAAAACCGACTTTTTGTAATGATAACTCAATACGTTCCCGTATGGAAGTAATCGTATCGTTTTCAAAAGATGACCTAGCCCAAGGCGATAGTTCGGTGCGAACAGCCTTCAGGTCAGAACAGGAAAATTTCATCACGAATTTGCCAGGAGCCAATTCAAATTTTTCTGCAAAGTAAATCTTATTCATTACAAATCTCCAGGACTTCAACAACCCATGTAATGGGTACCTCATACTTGGCTGCAATTTCTGCAAACGAAAGTATTCCTTCTTCCAAATCACATTGGATATCAATAGCTAAGTCGGACATTCTGCTCACATGGCTCTCCAGACCATCAAGTCAAGCACAAGCACAGCAAGGGCTAGTGCATAAACAAACCCGAAAACGAAAGGTTTAACATCTGAATTCATATTTGATTTCTCTTTCAACATGTATACAGTATAACAGGATTGGTACTAATGTCAAGTAATACCAGATTAAAACAATCAAGTAATTATCTGAAAGCCCCACAGCCCCATTATACAAAAGTATTACAGGCTTGTCAAGTGTTATTTTTGGTAAACTTCAATCAGGCTGATAATGATCCATCAGCGCAGTCTGCAGGCGCAGAGCGGCAAGGCAAATTTGGAAGGTTTTTCCGTCTAGGGAAAGGTCCGCTAGAGTTTCCAAAAGGGATTTTAATTGCGCTTCGTCCATGGTAATTCTCCGTAAAGATTAATTATACCACAAAAAGATAATCCTGTCAAGTGTTGACAAATCCGGAAAAACGTGTTATAATTGAGAGTTTAGCATGGCGCCTACGTCCGGTGCAACAATGCTCATTGGAGATGGATATCCGAAAAAGACCTCTCCAAACGCTTATGGCCATTAGGTTATTCCGGGTCGCTTTATATTCTTCTTTGATATCTTGCAAGTCACCCACTCGTTATAGAATGCATCACTCAGCAGGGCTCCCAATGAAAAGATATAGTGAGTTTCCCAATATGAACACTCGGAGCGATTACGACCAAACATCACAATGGTCCGTGTGAAATTATCTTCGCCAAGAGTCTTCACATCCTCTATCAGCATCTTATTAGAACCCCAATAGGTTTCCCAATCGCTTGCTTTACGGATCTTCTTTCGCTTGCCCTTCACCGTTTTGTATGCAGCCTTAGTCAAGTATTTGCGCCCAATGTATCGGCGCCCATTGGTCAAATTCTCTATGATATAAACGAACCCGTATGCATCGCCAATCACTTCATCACTCACGCTCTCATTGTTATAGGTCCAAGTCATCGGAATCCTCACTCTCTTCCATTATGTATTCGCTACAGAATGGGCAAAAGGTCGGATCATCTGGCGCTTGGTCGCCATCGTATACTATTTTGAATTGGGCCTCGCAGTTGTCGCAGGTGTGCTTTAGTGTTTTCATTAGGATCTCCATATATCTTTTCCGTCGCTATATGTATCTCCGTTTTCTTCATCATGGTGTACCGGGATGTCAAGCATCCAGTCTTCGTCTTTTAAGGTGTATTCGCCGCTTCGGTCATTGGCCCTCTCTCTGTTAATGGCTCTCATAAAGTCTCGGCTCATTGAGGCTGTGGCTATTCCCTCTGGCGATTGGTGATATGCTTTTAGTTTCTCACTCTTGGCCTGTCGGATCTCTGGCGTTTGTTCACGGGCATTGGCACAGGAGTACCCGCAGAATGGTCCTCTTTTTTTGTGAGTGATCCCACACTTAGGGCATGTCTTTATGGCTGGCATTTCTCGCTAGTTCGGTTGCGGTGCGTTAATCGCTCAAATTATATCTTGTTTTTTCTATACAATTTCTTATATTCCACAAAGGATAACCTATATTCCAGTGTTGGATCATTCTCTTTGGCTTTTCGCCATGCATCATTAATGGTGATAGTTTCTTTGTTCTTAGCCCAGGATACTTTATTAATGTCCTTAGTGACTTCATTATAGCCGAAGCCTAGTCCTTTGGCTCTTCCTTTACTTTTCATCTTCTTTATTACTCCTGTACATACTCATAACTAATATGGTGAATAGAAACCACCATGCTGACCAATCGTATTCTATGACAAGATACGCTGTTCCTGCAAATAAGGATAGATTATACAATGCGATTATTAATACCGTGATAGGATTTACCATTCTTCTACCCCCACGACTGGTACTATAACTCTGCACATTGTACCATTGATTGCGGTATTATACTCCAAGTCAATACAATATCCAATAGAATTTTGTTTATATACTAGATTGAAATATTGTATTCCATGGTCATTTAATACTTTGGTGATTTCTTCTATATCGCTTTTGTTTAAGGCTATCTTACTCATTTAATAATGTCCTACTTTCAATATCCCAATAGTTTTCTACCGCGCTCCTAGCATAGTCTGAATCAATATAGGTACCTAGAATATACTCGGTTTCTTTGTATATCTTGGCTCCCCATATACTATTCTGAGTGCCGACCTTGTAGGATGCGCCGATGATTTTACCATCAATATCATCATAATATACCCATTGAGAGTATTCTTTTTCTTGCCACTTTTTCATCTATCAATCCTTGGTGGGCTAGGGAATGCAAATACCGCTTGTGGGTTTAATTCCTCGGTGTTGGTGAGTTTTTCTATAATAGCTTTAAGCCTAATTATTTCTTGCTCTAGTTCTTTCACGTATTCATCATGCATATACATCTATCCTTTTTCCTTTGCTTGGGTGTTCAATTCTCTTTTGATTTGCTTTTCTGACATATTCCAGATGGTCACGGTGAATCCGTTCCTGTTTGTCTTTGATTCGGTGATACTCTATTCTCTGTTGGACTTGTGATATTTTCATGGGTATAATCCGTATTCTATAAAAATGTTTGTTAATGAAACCATATATGGCATCTTTGCTTTTATTGATAGGATATCCAGTATTTGAATGATATCTTTTCTCTCACGCCAGGAGCCATAGAACCAGCCTGTAACTTCCTCATGACCAAAAAACGTATCAGGTCCTGATACGTAAAAGAAATCTTTTCTTTCATATAACTCTGGAAATGCTTTCAATTTACTTTTTACAAAAAATTCAAATTCGGAATGAGTGCCTGTAATAATAAATTGTTTCATTGGTTCTTTTTTCCATACATTATTTGCATCGCATCAAATACACAATCATCAATTGGATTATGCTTTGTAATATGTAGCTTTGAATCAAAGGCTTCTATCCACGCTGGTGTATCCACTTCAACGTATCCATTCGTGGTACCATACAGAAAATCTACCGCAGTTCGCACATCACGCCATCTAGCATACGACCAGATGTTTTCAAGACCCATTTGATCCTCAATATGGCTCAGTACCATCTGATCCAAATTACCACGGGCCCATACCCAACACTTAGTATCACTCTTTGATTTAGCCCATTGGCTCATTGCTTCATGCCCTAATTCAAATGGCACATCATTTACATGTGGCTTAAATGATTTGTTTCGTGCGTTCTCGCATTGTTTGGACCACCATTCAACGGTGCCTTTATCCACTTTGCGATTTAGTTCTTTGATTTGTTGCTTTACATCAAACTTACAAAAGAATGCGGAATCTCGCAACTGTGTGTGGCTCGGCTCTTTATCGGGATCAAAATAGATTGCGGCCATGGATAGAATCACGGCATCGGAATCTTTACCGAGAGTTTCAACATCAAATATAAACATAATCGTCCAATAAAAAAGGGCTATAGTAACATTATACCATAGCCCGATGTGATTGTCAAGGTAATTATTTAATCTGTGACCATACCTTTGATTTGATTTGGCTAGTCAATGATTCTGGTAGATGGACATAATCCAAATCTTCGGATAGTTTCTTACCATTTTTGAATGACCAATCAAAAAACTTTAGCACTTCCTCAGATGCTTTCTTATCAACTGGATCCTTGTACATGATAATGAATGATGCTGTGGTTACAGGCCATGTATTATCGCCCTTCTGATCCACAATGGATACACCCATACCTGGTACTGAGAACCAATCAGCACCGACCGCAGCCGATGCAAATGTCAAGTCATCTGGGCTAACATACTTACCATTTTTGTTTTGTAATTGCATGAATGTCAAATTGTTTTTCTTTACATACGCATACTCAACATACCCAATAGAACCTTTTACTCTGGTTACATTAGCAGCCACACCTTCATTGCCCTTACCGCCAACGGATGATGCGGCAGGCCATTTAACGGCTGCGCCCTTGCCAACTCTATCAGCCCATGGCTTTGATACTGTTGCAAGATAATCAGTCCAATTAAATGTGGTACCTGATCCATCAGCACGGTGCACCACTGTGATATTCGTATCTGGCAATTTCTTACCTGGGTTCAATGCTTGTAGCTTTGGATCATTCCACTTTACAATATCACCCATGAATACTTCTGCTAGAACAGGACCAGTGATACGTAACTCACCAGCTTTGAATCCATCAAGATTTATAATCGGTACAGTACCGCCGATGATAGCAGGAAATTGTATCTGATTCAATTTATCAAGGTCTTCGCCTTTGACTGGCGCATCGGTAGCACCAAATGTAACTGTCTTGTTGTTAATCTGGCGTATACCACCAGATGAACCGATTGATTGATAGTTTAATTTAACACCAGTTTCTTTACTATAGGCTTCGGCCCATTTAGCATAGATTGGATAAGGGAATGTAGCACCAGCGCCTGTGATATCTGCGGCTGATACTGTGATTGATATACTGGCTAATATGCTTGCAATTAGTCTTTTCATTTTGAATCCTTATAGTTGATATGGGACAACCCCATACACTTATCTAGATTTTAATGTAATTGAAACAAAACTGTCACAATTCAAATAATCTGTTCGGTTTGTGTTTTGGTACCAATGCCAACATCAAGTCCGAGTAATGTGAAGCCTCGGTAGTTGTCTTCAGATTCAGCCCTAATCATTCTATTTGCCAATCCAAACTTAATATACTTTACTTCTTCACTCTCATAATACTTACCATCATCGCCTGGGTATGATTTCCATTTAATGCTGTATGCGAGTACTAACTCATATTTGTTTAGTGTGAATCGTTTTGTGTATTGCATAATAGATTATTGATTTGTTCTATTGGCACAAGACCACCGAATGAAAATATAATTCTTTCACCACCTTTTATCGGTGTGCTTGAATGATACTCCATACTAGCCAAACATAACCATAAATCGCCTTTTTCAACATGAACAACTTCATCATCAAGAATTGGATCACCACCAATCGGTGGTTTCTTAATCATCAAATTGCATCTGGTGTGGACTAGTCCTTCAGGTGCTCTATCAATATGTTTGTGAGCAAATGCACCATCAATAAAATGATTACCCGTGAAACATTTAAACATTGGTTCTACAGAAACAGGAGTGAGTTCAAACTCTGAAAATGCTTTTGACCACAGTGGATGTGAATCTTGCATTGAATATCTTCTGTCCCGAGCAAAAGGATTAGTAATAAATCCCTTTGTGGCCGGCGTCACTTCATTTGCACATGACCAAGATTTAACTATTCTTTTTTTAACTATCACAAAATAGCAATCCGCTCAGATGTTTGTAACGCTTGGGCAATAGATCCTTTTGGCACCATATCGGGATCCAATATTTCACCAGTTTCTTTATCTCTTAGCGCATGAATACAATAAGCAACAGTGTTTTCGGATAATGCTTCCAATTCATGCACTTTGTCTTTGTGAATATAAATCATGTGAGGTGCAGTAAATTCTGTTTCCTGACCATCAATAGTAACTTTTAATTTGCCTTTAGCAAGCAAAGTCAAGTGGTCATGTTGATGTACATGGCCAATCTCACTATCACCTACATTTTTAAAATGCATCATGCGTGTGAATAAATTTTCAACACATCCTAATTTAACATCTACGCTCATAGAAAATCTCCCTCTGGTTGGCCGTTAATTGAAACTGGAATAATTAAATGGGGTTGAAGTTCAATAGGAGGATTATCTGGTTCTTCATATTCAGCAATTGGACCAAACTCACCAGATAAGGATCTTTCCCATATTTCTTTTGTGTGGGTATAAATCAATCCTTCAGCTTCCGATTTTGTACAATGAAAAGGAACAAACTCTTCCCAAAGATGATTGAAGTTTACTTCACAATTAAATGCGGTATGTTCCGGATTAGTCCATTTTAAATTACGGACAACTGTATAATTAATTTGTTCTATAATCATTTTTTTCTTTCAAAATTAAGATATTCTTTGATACATGCCTGTATAGTGAGTTGACGTAGTCGCTCCATAATAAATAACCTGAGTGGTGGGTGGTCTGTTGGCATTTGCGGCTACAAGTCTCCATGTTCCCGCCTGATTAACTACAACCATAGCATAATCGGAACGCCAAGTGTATGAACTACCTGTGGCATTTACATGGTTAGCTCCGGTGGCGACGTTATCAAATGCATGATTACCGGCTATTGTAGTTTGCGAACTAACTCTATACAAATAACTACCGGAAATAGTCCCGTTGGGGATCACCCGAGTGCTAGATGTTAACCAAAATCCACCGTATGCACCTACGGCCGTATATCCAGCGGCTCCGCCAGCCGCAGTTGTTTGTGTTGTAGCATCGTTAAATGTTAGTGTCGTTCCCGACATTGTTAAAGCCATTTTATCTCCTTAGAATTCTCTGTGGTCCTGATGAACCGTTGCGTCTTTTTCAATGACCATATTTATACAGTCCACTGCATCATCTTCTGAATGACAGTACCGAATGATTGTCTGACCGGTATATTTTGAGGTGAAGATTAAAAGAATATCGGTGTTTTTAAGAATGGAGAATTTAATAACCCAGCCGTTGCGAACGACCGGGTGGAAGCAATCAAGATTACTTTTTATTTCCTGCTGGAGCAAGGTCTGAGAATTCTTCAACGATTTTTCTTGCATTTTTACTAAATTCCGATCCCATAAATGTTAGCCCATACGTATATGTAGCATAATCGGATCCTATTAGTTTGTTGAATGCTTTGATGCCTGCATTGAATGCTTGTTCGTTAGCATCAATCATTGCGATTGTGAATTCTTTTGATTTGGTTTGAATTTGTGTGATATCCATTTTGTTTCCTTATTGATAAGCGATTGGTGAATTAAATTCCTTAATAAGCAATTTTAA